CAAGTTGTGTTTGATGCGTATACACCACAGACCTATCAGTTAACAGCACAGCAGATAAGCCTGCTTCTGGGGGACAACAACATATGGTCTAATGGTGGGAACGTAACTGTAACATATGCCATTGATCCTGCACTCTATCAAGGTATGCCTACGGAAGCGGTCAGCATCAATGGACGTTTCCTTGAAAAACTGATAGACGGCTACAGAACGCTTTACACAAAAGGTCGTGAGAGCCTTGAAGTAGAACTTGGCACATATTCAACTGGCACTGCAGACGGAGAAAAGATAAAGAACCACAGATACCCTGCAAGGGTGCTTACTGTAGGTTTCCAACTTCTGTCAAGCACGCCAGAAGAATTTAGGGAAAGGTTCAACCAGTTAAACAACATTCTTTCGCTTGAAGAAGCAGACTTCATCTTTGCTGACGAAACGGATAAATTCTTTACTGGCACGCCAATAATGGACGCATCTGTTGAAGCAGGTCAGATGAATGTCACTGGCGAATGGAAGATATACTGTGGCTACCCATTCAAGAGAAGCGTTCAGCCTATAACGCTTACAAGTACAACTGATGCGACTATCAGCGGTAACACTGCTACATTCAACTTCAACTACAAAGGCGTAATGCCTAGTAAGCCACTGCTTAGGTGTGAATTTGCATCTGCAAAGAGTGGTGGCGACTATACCGAAGACGGAGACTGTGGCTTTGTTGCCTTTTTGAATGCAGATGAAAGCATCATACAGTTAGGCAATCCAGAGGTCATTGACGTAGATGCCACAAACAAGAATGAAGCACTTATCAACAGTGAATTCGATGCGTTTACAGGTTGGACTAATTCTGGCAAGACCATAAGAAGCATCAGTGATCCGTACTGGAACAATGGCGCAGGACAGACCCAGAACTATGCTTCTGGCGTAGGTACACTTAGACGGAACATTGCTTCTACTATCGGCTTTGAACTTGATATGGTTCACAGACTGTCAGTGTCTTCGCCTACTCAGACTGGCACCTTCAAGACCCTTCTGAAAAATGGCAACACCACTGTAGTAGGGTTCTCAATCGAAAAAACTGGCAGTGGCACTGCAGGAACAGTCAAGTACATCATCAATGACAAGGTGGTAGGCACAGATGCCATTGACCTGTCACAGTATAATGAGCATTTTGGTTACTGCAACAGAACGCCAGTATACGTAGCACAGACCTACTACACGCAGGTAGTTACCTACGTAAAGAAAAAGAAGAAAAAGAAAAAGAAGAAGGTCGTTTCTTGGGTAGCCAATACAAGGTGGGTGCAGAGTGGTTGGAACTACACTCAGTCAAACCTTAACAGCGGTATATCAAGGGACGGAGCAGTGGTTACGTTCTCGGTAGGCGAACTGCCAGACAGAACCTTCAAGGACAGCGACATAGCCACAAAGCCTTGTACTTCTATAAGCATAGAATCTACAGGCACATTTGACACAAATGCTGTCAGATCAGTCGCACTTATCCAGAAAGCAGGCGTGCCTTTTGCAGAGATACCGAACGTATTTACTGCAGGAGACATAGTAGAAGCAGACTGCAATAGCGCAAATGTATTCCTTTATCGTAAAGGCTCAATGACAGGACACCTTGAACCACAGTATGGTGCTTTAGGTAATGACTGGGAAGACTTTGAAATAAAGGTCGGTCAGAACGCAATAAGGGCTGTGTGGTCTGACTGGGTAAATACGAATTATAAGCCAGTCATCAAAATCATCTTCAATGAGGTCTATATATGATTATTTACTTCTGTGACAGACAACTTAATATCCTTGGACACGCTTCTACGGAACTACCGCAGGGCATAAGGGTATCAGAAGACAAACTGGTTGAAGATGTGGAAAGTGGCGTGAATTCCTTTGAATGCACACTGACTTGGGACGATGACACAAGGGCAGAACTTGAACAGGGCATAGTAGCAGGTAACTACATTCTGAAGCAGAGCGACACGGCATATGACAGCCTGTACCAGATAGTGGAGACAGAGAGCGACACCAAAGAGCAGGAAATATCGTTATATGCCGAAGATGCAGGACTGGACTTACTGAACACGCTATGCCCTGCCACTACTCTTACCGATATGACCATAGAGCAGATGCTAGTGACATTCCTGCCAGATGACTGGGCTATTGAGATATGGGACGCACCTACATCAACCAAGACATATGAGTGGGAAGGCGAAAGCACCTGCACTGAAAGAATAAGGTCTGTGGTCGCCTTGTGGGACTGTGAACTGTATTATTCATTCCGCATTGAACAGATGCAGGTAAGGGAAAAGATAGTAAACGTAGTACAGAAAAGAGGACTGCAAGAAGCCATACCGCAGTTAAGGCTGAACTACGATATTGACAGGATCATAACCAAAACGAGCATCGAAGATGTAGTCACAGCCCTAGCGGTAACTGGTGGTACACCAGACGGACAGGACACGCCTATAGACCTTGTAAATTACGATTATACCTACACAGACCTCATAACAGGGGATTTGTACCAAGTCGATAAAACAAGCGGTCAGATGCGAAATATAACGGCTATGGATAGGTGGTCTAGCATCATTGATGAAGACGGGCTGTGGGTAGGTTCATACTCGTTTGATACTACGGACAAGGCTATCTTGGCAGGGCAAGCAAGGGCAGAACTTCAAAGAAGATGCGTACCTGCAGTGAACTATGAAGTGGATTTTTCCGCACTGCCAGAAGGTGCGCAGATAGGCGACAGAATAAACATCATTGATGATGAAGGCGAACTGTATTTAGAAGCACGGCTTTTGCAGATAGAAACGAGCGAAGCAGAAGGCACACAGAAAGCGGTCTTAGGCGAATATCTTATAAAGTCATCTGGCATATCTGACAGAATACAAGCACTGGCAACAGACTTCGCAGGGCTTGCACAGATGATAGAAGGGTATTCCTTGACTATCACTTCAAGCAATGGTGACAACTTCACGACTTCGCTTGTTAATACCACTTTAACTGCCAATGTCTTGTACAGGGGTTTCAGATGCACGCAAGCGCAGTTAACCGCAGACGGCTTGGCAGTGAAATGGTACAACCAGTCAACAGGCACACAGATCGGCACAGGTCTGACCTATACAGTCAGTAACCAAGCAACCATAAACATCACAGCGAGGTTAGAAACCATATGATAAAAGCAGAAGACAATATCACGCTGACTTCTACCAAGTCGATATATGACATAGCATCAAATACTGACCAGTATTTCTGGCATACATCAACTGGAACAGATACAGGCGCACACATTACTGAAAAGACACAAGACGAGTTTCTTGCTGATCCTGCCAATGGTGGCAACAATCTATTGGCAAGGTCAAATGGAATTGCCTTGCGTAACGGCTTGACAGAACTAGCATCTTTTGCAACGAGTGGCATAAGGATAGGGCAGTCAAACCGATACAACAGCATATTTTCTGCTAACTCTGTTGGCTTCTATAGCGGAACCAATCCCATAGCGACTTTAAAAGCAGGGTGGGAAGATTTTAGCGGTCGGTCATTGAAATGTACGTCACTCAAAACCAGTAGTTATACAGGATATACAACACCTTCGCTTCGACTTTCAGCCGTATCCGCTACATACGAAAACACGCTGAACCTTGTGGCGAATGATGCAGGAGATGTGTATGAAAACTACGCATCAATCCACGTAAGTGGCGAAGCAGATGAAGTACTGGTAAGCGGACAGCCTGCAGTCAAAGTGTACAACGACAGTTATCTAAGCGTAGGTAATGCTGGTAGTAGTCACGGCTTCGAGTTATATGCATCAACAGGCAAATCACTGGGAGAAGCAGAAGGCAGTGTAGAGACATTTCTGTCTCCTTCGGACAACACGGGGCAGTTATTGCTATCACTTGGTTCAGAAAGGGAATATACCCAGATAAGGTTTTTGGTAGATACTGCAGGAACAAAAGGAGACATTTACCACACCTGCAGAAGGCTTTACAGTAATGTTGCCTTGACTGTCACATCAGATAAACGGCTGAAGGAACACGAAGCATACCTTGGCAGTGATGCCGTTAAGTTTATGCGTGCGCTAAAGCCTTCAAGGTACATCAAGGACGGCAAGGAGCATTTAGGCTTCTATGCGCAGGACGTTGAAGCAGTAAATGAGTGGCAGGCAGACTTGACCCCAGATATTCAAGAGTACAAAGGACTGACCTACACTGAACTGATCGCACCACTTGTGGCATACTGCCAAGCACTTGATGCAAAGATAAATGAACTGGAGAACGCAAGATGAAGGAGAAACTAACGGCTATTTTCAATGTGATGCAGACCATTGAAACAAAGGGCGAAAGCACACTTGCTATGGCTGACTGCATCAGAAGTCTTTACCAGATTATCCAAGAAGTAGAAAGGGAACAATCAAATGAAAATGTCGGATAAAACTTATGACACCTTAAAGGTAGTGGCGTGGATATTCGTGCCACTTGCATCTTTTATATCTGCGGTATGTATCATCTGGGGCGTACCTTTCGCAGAGCAGATAACGGCAACACTGACAGCATTCAACACTTTACTGGGTGCGCTTCTGCATACTGCTAACAAAGACTGGTATGAGAACAACGAAACGCAGATGTTCAATGAAGACCTGCTGAAAGATATGCTTGGCTTCAATGAAGACCTTTACGAAGAAGGGGAAAAAGAAAGCGAGGAATAACCAATGCTTGATGATAAGACAGTAAAGGAATACCTTGCAGAACTGGGCTACGCTTCGGTCAAGGCGTTTCAGTTAGCAGTGATGTACCCGAAGTATGTTGACGGCAAGTACGGACAGCAAACAGAGAATGCGCTTATATCTGCTATCAACGTAAAACGTAATACCAAGAACTTCAGTGTAAAGGAATTCCGCTGTGAATGCGGTGGCAAGTATTGTTGTGGTTATCCTTCAACTTTAAAAGTCGAAATGCTACGCAATATACAGGCTATCCGAGATCACTACGGCAGACCTATCACAGTTACCTGCGGTTTAAGGGACAAGACATACAACAGCAAACTGGGCGGTTCGATACAGAACAGTCTGCACCTTTCTGGCAGGGCAGTAGACTTCTATCAAGCAGGTGTTACAGACACGCTTGCCAACAGAAAGCGGTCTATCAAATGGATAAGGACACTGCCGAACCACCACTACACCTACGGCAACGGCATCAACAGTTACGGCAACGGAGTACGTGCGCCATATATGGGCAATGCACTTCATACCGATGTGTATGTAAAAGTAAGTCCGTATGATCCTAGCGGAAAACTTATCTGTGACGGAGAAGGTGGTAGTGCGACTATAAAGGAAATGCAGAGGTTCTTCGGTACGCCTAAAGACGGCATCATTAGCGGTCAGCGTAAAGACCTAAAGAAATACTACCCAAGCCTTGATGTGGAATATGGCAAGGGTGGCAGTGTGTGCATCAAGCACCTGCAGAAGTGGGTAGGCGTAGCACAGGACGGCATACTGGGGCAGGGAACTGTCAAGGCGTGGCAGAAGAAGATAGGCGTAACTGCTGACGGCATCTTCGGCAAAAAGTCTATGGCTACGTGGCAGAAATACCTTAACACGCACGATAAGGCAGAATACCCCAAGGAACCGTCAAAAGAAAATAATACGGCACCTACGAAGGCAGAAATAATCGTAGCAAGGGCAAAGGACTACGCTTATCCAAAAGGCACAGCATCTTCCAAGTATGACTACACAAAAGGCAGTGCAAAACCTGCTTATGTGTATGCCCTTAAAAAGTATATGGGCAAGACTGCAAAGATAAGCCAGACAGACTGCGGATACTTTGTATCTACCTGCGTAAGGGCAAGCGGTATTTCTTCTTCATTCCTTGCACTACCTGCATCTTATAAGAACGCATACCCAAGTGTGCCAAGCACTATGAGCATAGTACATACTGGCTCACTGAGTGGCTTTAACCTAAAGGCAGGGGACATCATCAGATACAGAAAGAAAAGCGGTCAGCATACTGTGTTATATATCGGTGGCGGTATGATCGCACACGCTTCAAGAAAACACGCCTACCCAAGGATAAGCACATCGAAGCCTTGGAACAATAGCAACGTAAAAACAAGCACCATACAGGTAATAAGGGCAAAATAAATGAGTACACAAGCAGTGGAATTAATTGCGATAGTGTTAGGTTCTAACGTAGTCGCAGAGATAGTAAAAGAGGTAATAAAGTCGCTTAAGAAAGAAAGCCCAGAACAAATGGCACTAAGGGCATTATGTGAAGACAGGCTTGGCGTTCTTCTTCGTGACTGGCTTCACAATGATGTACGCCTTGCCGATGACTGGCGCATAATAGATAACCTGTATGAAGGGTATCGTGCGCTTGACGGAAATGGTGAGATCAAGAAGCTGTACGAAGAAGCAAGCGACTTAAAGACCACAGAATAGGAGCAGGATATGCTGATAATCGAAGGTAACATCATCAAGATAACAAGGGGCGACACTCTTACGCTTACTGTGGGTATGACAAGGGACGGACAAACCTACACACCAACAGAAGGCGAAGTCGTAAGATTTGCGCTGTCAAAGGGCTACGTAGGGCAGAAGGAGTATGAACTGATACTGACCGAAACCATACCCAACGATACGCTGACATTTACCCTTGGCACAGAAGTAACACAAGCACTGACGGAATCAAAATACAATTATGATGTGCAGATAACGCACACAGACGGCACTGTAGACACCTTTATTTCATCGGTAATGCAGATGATAGATGAGGTCGAATAAATGAACGTATATGGCGAAATAAAAGGCGCATTGAGTACGCCACAGACATTAGCAGGAGCGTTATCTTCACAAGGTCGAATAATAGGCGCAATGGGTGCTGTTCACGGTGAGATCGCAGGGAGCCTGTCAGCACCTTCGTCTATTGTAGGCAATTTGTCTGCATCGGCAAGGGTAGAAGGCGACCTGTCTATACCTTCATCGGTGTCTGCGATCTACACTGGCGCATATGAGTTTACGCCAACAAGAGAAACGCAAGTCATAAACATCAACCATAGAGAAGCCCTGCGGAACATCACTATCAACCCTATACCGCAGAATTACGGCTTGATAACCTATAACGGCTCAATAATCACAGTTTCATAGGAGAAGACAATGGCACAGAACGTAATAATCAATGGCGTAACATATCAGAGTGTACCAGAAGTAGACATACCTACAAGTGGCGGTACGGCTAAATTTATGGACACATCCGATGCCAATGCCACTGGCGCACAGATAAGGAATGGCGCAACGGCATATGTTAAAGGCACAAAGGTCACAGGATCAATGACAGAAAAAACTGCACAGACCTACACGCCAACCACATCGGATCAGACCATTAACGCCAACCAGTATTTGGCAGGGGCGCAGACTATCAAAGGAGATGCGAACCTTATTCCTGCCAATATCGTAGCAGGTAAAACTATCTTCGATGTAGCAGGTAGCGCAACCCTGCCGTCAATCTCACAGGACAGCACAACAAAGGTACTGACCATATCGTAAGGAGTGGCTTATGGCAAATATAAGTTTATGGGGCGCATCTTACGCAGATGTACCTGCAATAGACTTGCCGAAGACAGGCGGTGGTACTGTTCGGTTCTATGAAAATGGTGGTGGCGGTACTGGGCAGGGCATATACTGTGGCACTTCGGTACCTAGCGCATCACTGGGTGCAGACGGTGACCTATATATGCGTATGGAAAGCGGTGGCACGCTTGTGGCATATCCGCAGGACTTCACAGCGCAGAACTGCAATTCAACAGGGCATCTGTCGGACTGTATCGGTGTGTCTGCAGAAGAAGGTACAAGCACTAACAACGTATATTCTTCTGGGTCATCGGTAACAGGTACGGCAGACTACACTTTTGACCTGTCAAGCATACCGAGCAATGCGACCATAACAAGCGTATCACTGCAGGTAAAGGCACACGAAGAAAACGCATCAAGGTCTACCTGCACCATAAGATGCTATGCAGGTAGTACGGCAAAAGGTTCGCTGACAACAGTCAATGGTACATCGAACACCATTTACACTGTTGACTGTGGTTCGTGGACAAGGGCAGAACTTGACAACTTTGTTATGCGCCTGTCACTGGGATACTATGGTGGCCTTATTGCAGGAGCGACCTTAACAGTAGAATACGAAGCATCGGCACAGTGGTCTGTTGAGCTATCTGGCAATGCTAGTGGGTGGTCTGTTAAGGGCGACAACATTTACAAGAAGCAGAATGGTGCGTGGTCTTTGGTGTCTGCTGTGACACTTGAAGACACGCTGACAAGGCAATAACCTAACACAGCTTAGGCTCCTGTAAAGGAGCAAAGTGCTTCTTTTTCTTCATATAATCTCCTAAGCAAGAGACAGGGCGAAAGCCCTGCCTTTTTGCTTTTTTGGTGTCTTGTAGCCCTTGCAATTACTGGGCTACAGAAACCGACTCATTTATTTGCGATTTAAGCGACTTTTTTAAACCTTGCCATATAGTTATACCTTGTATTTTCCAAACACCTGTACGGATTTATGTACTAACATACTGTTACGTGACTGTCACGTATAGTTAGTACATAATCTGAAACCCTTGACCTTGCTTGGTTACAACGATTTCTGTAATCAGATTTCGCCAGAAAGAACGCCTATGTTCATCATCTAATCTGAGGTATAAATCCTTCCAATTTGAGGCGAAATTTTGCGTTTTAAGCGGAGCGTTTTTTGACAATTCGGCAATTTTACGCTGTAACTCAGCAGATTTATCTTTGTATTCTTTTTGAGAGATGTTGCCCAGCAGGTACATTTCATTCAATCTTTGCAGACGATCCTTGTACTTTTTAGGGTCTTCTGTTTTCTGTTTTGGCTTCATCGTTACGTTTACTTTGAAGTCATCTTCAATGTTATCCAGTAGCCACTGCTCTATTTTTTTCTCACTCACAATGTGCTTCATCGTGCAGGTGCCGTAGTACTTCTGTGGGCATCTGTAGTACTTCCTTGAACCATCGTGACACCCACCCATACGCTTACCACACACGGGGCAACGTATAAGACCGCTGAACAGGAACACATTTTTTCTACTTGCGTGCTTCACATTCTTTTGCATCACGCCTTGTAGTTTGTCCCACTCTTCTGCCGAGATCAACGGCTCACAGTAAGATGTATTGGTACGGTACTCTCCCTTCAAGATCGTTGACCGAAACAAACGAAGCAAGTGGGTGTGTGTCATATTCAGCCCATACTTGTCATTGATGTACCGAGTAGTAGCGTGGGCTGACTGATGAAGCATATAGTGGTCTATGGCTTCTTTTACTATGTGTATGTTGTCGCCAAAGACTACGTGCTTATTTTCTATCTTATAGCCGAAGGGAACTGTACCGCCTAAGACCTTGCCCTGCATCACTAACTGATCCTGTACGTCTTTGATGCGCTCACTGGTGCGGTCTGCTTCGTCTTGGGCTATGGACAACTTGATGTTGACATACAATCTGCCACTAGCGGTGCTTGTGTCATATTCTTCGTTTATTGCCTTCCAGTCTACCTTGTAGCGGTCGAGAACATCCTGCACCCTATAGTACTCACGTATGTTTCGGAACCACCTGTCTAACTTAGTGAACAGGATCATATCTGGTTTGATTATTTCCACATCACGAAGTAACTGAAGCATAGCAGGGCGTTTAGTGTAGGGCTTGCGTGCGCTGATGCCTTCGTCACGATATTCGCCCAGTATTACGTGGTTGTGCTTCTTGCAGAAATCTATGAGCGCATCGTGCTGGGCATCTAGGCTGTAGCCGTGCTTGGCCTGTTCTTCGCTTGATACTCTTTCATAGATAAATACCTTCATTTCCTGCTGATCCTTTCTATCTCCTTGTCTAATTCTGCATCTGACAGCTTCATAAAGTAGAACATCAAACGCATAAGGCGTGGATTGTTTTCTATCTCTTCGGCAAGAATATCCTGCGGTAACATCACTGCTACCTTGCTGTGGTCTGTCATAAGGTCTTCGGCAGTGCAGTTAAGGTATCTGCAAATCTTATCCAGCATATTGGCTCTTGGCATCGACTGAGCGTTTACCCACCTGCTTACCGATACTGTAGTGGCACCAGTATGCCTTGCAAGGTCACTCTGGCTTTTGCGCTGTGCTTCAAGTGTGTCACGAAGGTTCTGTGCAAATATTTCCAGTGAAGTCTTCATAGCATTTTGTCTCCTTTCAGTGTGTTAAGTTAAATTTATCAGTCTCAACTTTTCTTTACAATATATTAATACAAATTATACTTTTAATTTTACATATTTACTTGTATTTCTACTTTTAACTTGTATAATAATAGTGTAAACAGTTTGGTTGTTTGAAAGGAGCTAAGGATGACAAGGTACAGAATTGCAAAGACACATAGGGTATATGGGTATGTAACCATTTATGTACTCTGCGAGAAAAAGTACGCTGATGAATTAATGGCAAGAGCGAAAACAGACCCTATTAACACCTACGAACTGGAGATAGAAACGGATCAAGACACGAAAGGAGAATAGTATGAACTACGGCAGATATAAGTACTACCAGCCAAACGCCAAGGACATTAAAGACACTGTAGGCGACTGTCAGATAAGAGCATTGTCTAAGGCACTGGGAAAGACTTGGGTAGAAGTCTTTGACCTCATCACACCCATATGTAGGGAACAGCAGGTGATGGATATATTCTCCTGCGATCTGGCAAAGACCAAAGAAGCACTGGCAAGCCTTGGCTTCACCTACACAGGCATCAGCAATAAGAAGGGCAAGAAACGCCCTACAGTAGATGGCTTCGCCAAGAAGCATAAGACAGGCACCTACATCGCAGTGGTAGCGCACCACGTAGTGGCTGTAGTCGACGGCAAATACTGGGATACTTGGGACTGCGGATATAAGAGCCTTTATGGATACTATGAGTTGAAAGGAGTTAATTATGTGGATTGATTCAAAAGAATGCGTACCATTCAAAGACGGAGAATATCTGATCCAGACAGTCTTCGGAGATGTAAGGTCATTGATGTACACCTTTGAAGGTGGATGGAACACGCACCGAGATGAGAACGGGAAAGTAAACACTAATAATCGTATGGAAAATGACGGATACATTGCAAGGTGGTTTCTTCCACCGACACCACCAACGATCCCAGAAGCGTGGGTAGATGAATATACAGAAAGGAGATGAAATAATGCGCTACAGAGTAAGGTACACGCTAAAGCAGTGGAGACAGCTTACAGGTCTTACGCAGGTAGAACTTGCCAAGGCTGTAGGCAAAGACCCAACAACCATAGTGAGGTGGGAGAAAGGAGAAACACAGCCAAAGGCAGATGACATAGCCAAGATTGAGCAGGTGCTGAAGATCAAGTGGTCGGATGATGTTACTATGCCTTGACTGCTACTAATAACTTTATGGACAGGAACGTATTACTTAAACTGTTAGCCGAACTACTGGCTGACCAAGAAAGGAGCGAAGTATGGATAGAGATTGGTTAGAAGGTTTTATAGGAATGGCAAGCATACTCCTTATGGTGTTTATGCTCAGTGTGATAGGGGGCTAACGATGTACAACGAAGGACACATCAAGGCACTGCGCAAGGCTATAGACACTATGAAGGCGCAGAACGAAGTGCTGAAGGAATACTGCACCAACGAATGCCACATCTGCCCACTGAGCAAGATGTGCGACTGGGACGGCAACATTGACTTCGCTGATCCTAAACTCACAGATGAAGCACTGGACAGATACGTAGACCTGCACGAAGAAGTGGAAGATGCAAGAGAGCGTGCCAACTTCACGCTGGTAACAGGCATAGATGCAGGGTGGTATGACTTCAATGATGACAGGAGCGACTGAAAGGAGAAGCAAATGAGAAGTCTTAATACACTGGAAGATATGGTAAGGGAAGTGCTGAAGCACAATCCCGAAGCAAGAGACGATGACAGAGTGCTGACACTGGAGATATGGACACGCATCTTCGGCATAAGCCCTTGGATGCCTGTATCAGAAGCAATGCTGGACAAGGAACTTCCTTCACAGGAGAGCATCGGCAGATGTAGAAGAAAGATTCAGCAGACAGATGAAAGCCTGCGTGGTAGCAAGGCTAAAGAAGCAGTCCGTATGGAAGCACAGATAGACTTCATCGAGTACAGCAAATTGGACAGGTAGGAGAATAGAATATGAAAGACAGATGCAGATGGTGCAGACACTATATGCCAGACGGAAGATACAACGGCTGTGTAGGCTGGTGTATCGAGAAAGATAAGCCTATGTCATATGATCGCACCTGTGAAAAGATGGTAGAAGGAACACAGCACTGGCTCAACGGAAAGGAAGTAAAGGAATGAACAACGGATTTAGAAGAGAAGAAATCACTTTCAAGATTGTGGCAAACATCGGCAAGGCAGGAAAGAGAGAAGTGAATCTTGTTTCGTGGAATGGCAATACGCCCAAGGTAGACATAAGGGAATGGGATGCAGACCACCTTATACCACGTAAGGGTATCACAATGACCGATGACGAAGCCAAAGAGCTGTACGAAGCACTGAAGGAGAGGTACGAATGAAATTGAAAACGCCTATGAAGGCAATACGGGCAAAGTGCATCGACTGCACACTTAACCAACTGCAGGACATACGGGAATGCACTATCAAAAAATGCCCACTGTACCCGTACAGAATGGGCAGAAGACCCACAGAAAAGGAAATCATCGAGTATGAAAAGTTAAAGTAAAAATCCTTAGATAGCACAAGGATTATGACGAAAGGAGACTATATGAGAGCATTAAAGCCAGACGAGATAGAAGTAAGGGTAGGCACTGTGGGCGCAAAGGGTGCCACAATGCTTCTGTACAAGAACGCAAGAGTAGACCGCCAGATATTGGACGAGACTTACAGTCCTATGGGATGGCAGGATAAGTACTCAGAACACAAGGGTAACCTGTTCTGCTCAATAGGAGTGTATGATCCAGACAAAAAGGAATGGGTATGGAAGGAAGACTGCGGTACAGAAAGTATGACCGAGAAAGAAAAAGGCGAAGCATCAGATGCCTTTAAAAGAGCAGGATTCCGCTGGGGTATCGGCATCGAGCTGTACACTTCGCCATTTATCTTCCTGCCAGTAGCGACAGAACCAGACCCATACAACAAGGGGAAATACAAGATGGTCAACAAGTATGAGCTTAACGGCATTTATGTAGCCGAGATCAAAACAGTAAAAGGCAAGATACAGGCACTAAGCCTTGCGCAGAACGGAACAATAGTATGGTCAACAGACCGCAGTAAGGTGGGCATCAAGCACGCATAAGAAAGGAGATAATTATGAACGGAATAGTATGGGAAAAGTATACGCCTGTTATAAAGGTCGGCAAACACGCAGACTACGATGTTAGTATAACTGTGACATTTAGTAAAACTAACGGGGAAAGCCTAAATTTCTACTTTGCAAATAAGGGGCTGGAAATCGCAAAGAATTTTGGCAGATTGGAACATTCCGAAATTCTGCCAAACACTACACGCATCTACTTTAATTTTTTACCAAGAGACGAGAGAGCAGGGTATTGCATAACAAAGCAGGGCAGTAGCAATCGCAGACTTAAAGCGACATTCCCGTTAAGAAGTAAAAACAAATCATCTGTGGTAAAGGGCAGGTGGGTAGGAGATTATAAAATAGGCTATGACAGGGACTATCATTACTACTACATCGACACAGCGACAAGAATTGAAAGGTAGGTACAAAGAATGAATAACGTAATTCTTATTGGCAGGATCACAGCAGACCCAGAGCTGGGCTACACTCAGTCGCAGAAGGCTATGTGCAGGTTTACGCTTGCAGTAGACAGGCCTTCAAGGGGCGAAGACAAGCAGGCTGACTTCATACGCATAGTAGCGTGGGACAGACAGGCAGAAAACGTAAACAGATTTCTTCATAAGGGTAGCAAGTGCGCTGTCAATGGCAGAATACAGACAGGATCATACAAGGACAAAGACGGCAAGACAGTGTACACCACTGATGTAGTCGCCAACAATGTAGAATTCCTTGACAGCAAGAATGCGGATAAACCTGCCGACCTTGAAGCCACAAAACGACAGGCAGAAGACTTGTTCGGAGATGATGTAGCATTTTCCTACACAAGTGACGGGATGCCATTCTAAGGAGCGTGTAAATGAAAGGGCGTTATAGTATAATTCAAGAAGATATGGACTACTGCTTCTTCTGCGGTAAATACGGCACAGAGATACATCACGTATTCTTTGGCAATCCGAACAGAAAGTGGAGCGAAAAATATCACTGTATCGTAGGGCTGTGTCCACAGCATCATCGAGGAAACCACGGAGTACACCAAAACAGGGAGTTAGACTTGACACTGAAACAAATAGCACAGACCAAGTTTAATAAGACCTATCCAGAAGCCGATTTTTTAGCCATATTCGGCAGAAATTATTTATAATGCCCTATCTGCTACTATTAACTTTAAAGTCGCTTAAAACTAAAATTATAAGGAGACACTATGCAGGATTTAATGGAAGAGCTGACGAACACACGAAACGAACTACGGAAGAGTATGCAGATGCTTCGCAAACACGGAGAAGACCTTGCCGTAAAGGAGCGTGACTACCAAGTCATTAAGGCACAGGTATGGCGCACCTTAAAGGCAGAAGGATGGACTTCCACAGACCTTAACGCCACGATCAAGGGACAGTCAGAAGTGGCAGAAGCAATGTTCGCAAGAGACAATGCGCAGGTTATGTACGATGCAAACCAAGAACACATAAATGTTGTGAAGCTTGACCTGCGGATACTTGAGAACCAGATAACAAGGGAGTGGAACAATGTCTGACGTTAAATGGATAGCACTGGCGGTAGATATGTTCGATGATGAAAAGATAGCACTCATTGAAGCAATGCCAGATGCCGATGCGATCATAGTCATATGGCTGAAAATGCTGACCCTTGCAGGAAAGCTAAACAATGGCGGTGTGTTGATGATGTCAAACGGAATGCCGTATACAGATGAAATGCTGTCAACACTTTTCCGCAGACAACTGAACACTGTCAGACTGGCACTTGCCACATTTGAACAGTACGGAATGATTGAGTACATAGACAACGTTATTTCTCTTCCGAACTGGGAAAAGTGGCAGAAGGTAGACAGCCTTGACAAGGTAAGAGAACAAACAAGGGTACGTGTAGCCAAACATCGAGCAAAGCAGAAAGCACTCGTTGACAATGTAACGTTACATAACGTTACTGTAACGGAACACAACAACAACTACAAAAACAAAAACAATAACAATGTTGTTGTTAAGGGCGACTACGACTTTAATGAAATGCTATCTGCTGACGAGATACACAACTTGTACCAGACATATGAGAATGCACACGAACTTATAGAGCAGGTACAGGCAGAAGTAAATGCCAAGCAACTACAGATTAAAGTAAGCGCATATGCCTACATTATGGGATATGCCAAGAACAAAGGCTGGATGACTAAATGATCTACTTAGAAGAATGTACTGACAGATGCTATGCAGAAGAAGGTGGTGGGTGTACCGCATTGATCGGGGACGGCATATGCGGTAACGCCTGCCCATTCTACAAGCCAAGGGGATGCAAGGACTGGATACGCATAAAAAGAAACGGCAAAGCGGTGCTTATGGCACCAGAAGAATACGAAAGGAGTTTTGGAAGTGAAGAGGATCGTAAGCGTAGAGCGTTATATTGGCGAATTAAGAACCATACTGCGAGTGAAGGACGATTTTAAGGATATAGGCTACTACAGGAATGCGGTGGGTGCTGAGTATATGGTGCTGTCTGACATTATAGGCCACATCATCATATTGAACATAACAGGCTTTGAGCCTACGGACATACTGCACAACGTGGCTGAGATACTTGACGGAAAGACCCCAGAAAACGCTATCACTGATAGAACCGAAATGCTTAAGATCGCACGGCTGTTTTAGGTATCAAGGGGCAGGGCAACCACAATTTAATATTCTTTGCCAATAAGGACACCACCTTTTAAAACCTTTGTTCAAACCGCCTTGCCCCTTATACATACAACTATGGAAAGATACTACTGGCTTGCCGTAACGGCAGATAAATACGA